AATGAGTGCTTGGTTAAGAATTAAAAATGTTAAAAATATAAAAACTTATAAAGTAATATGGTTTAATTCATCCGAATATAAATATAAATCCAAAAATTTTTCTTATAAAAATAAAAATCAAGATGAAATTTTAAAAGAAGCAACAAATTTTAGTAAAACAATTGACAAAAATAATGAATATTTAACCATATCTGTCAAAGAATATTTAAAATTACCAAAATATGTTCTAAAAAAATTAAAAGGATATAAAGTAAATAATATCGATTTTGATATTAAAAATATCTATAAAGATAAATATTATTTAATTGGAGATAAAACAAAAATTATTGATAATGAACATATTATTAAATTTAATATAAAATCTTATCAAACAATTAAAGATAAAAATACATCTTATCAAGTCATATCCCATAGTAATGAAAATGGAATATTTAAAATGAATTATAAAAATTTTAAATATAATTTATACAATAAAAATGAAATATTTAAAAAAGTAAACGAATATTCTGAAAAACAAATACGATTAAAAAATATAGAAATTACATTAAAAGATTATTTAAAATTATCAAAATATAATAAAAGTTTATTATTTGGTTATGCTATTGAAAAAATAGATAATATAAAATTTGATCCATATATTTTAGGATTATGGTTAGGAGATGGTACTTCAATGGAAACAGCAATAACTACACAGGATTCAACAATATTAAAATATTTATCAGTTAATTTAAAAAAATATGATTGTTATTTAAGTCATAAGGAAAAATATACATACAGAATTAATTCATTAACAACTCAAAATTATATGAAGAAAATTTTAAGAAAACATAATCTAATTGGTAATAAACACATTCCACATATTTACAAATGTAATTCAAGAAAAAATCGATTAAAATTATTAGCAGGATTGATTGATAGCGATGGTTATTATACTAATAATTGTTATGAAATTATCCAAAAAAATAGTAAATTAAGTGAAGATATTGTATATTTATGTAGAAGTTTAGGATTTGCTTGTTACTCTAAAAAATGTAAAAAAAGTTGTATGTACAAAGGAGAAAAAAGAGAAGGAGAATATAATAGAATATCTATATATGGCAGTAGATTAGAAGAAATTCCAGTACTCTGTTTAAGAAAAGAAGCAGAAGTTAGAAAACAAATTAAAGATGCTTTATGCTCTCAAATATTAGTTAAATCTATTGGTAGAGACAAATATTATGGTTTTGAATTAGGTGATAATCATCAATATTTATTAGGAAATTTTATTGTAACACATAATACGACCCTTTTCCGAGAAGGTTTAGCAAAAGCATTAGAAAGACCATTTGCTTCATTTTCATTATCGGGAATGTCAGATGAATCATATTTATCTGGTTTTGCTCACACTTATGAGGGTTCGGACTATGGAAGAATATGTCGTATGCTAACAGAAACTGATTGCATGAATCCAATTATATTTATGGACGAGTTAGATAAAATAGACACAACAAGACATGGATCAAGTGTTGTTCATAAAATTATGGAAATTATAGATTTTTCTCAAAATCATGAATATGAAGATATGTATTTTGGAAATATTAAGATAGATTTATCTCGAGTTTTATTTGTATTTTCATTAAATCATATAGATATGATTGATCCTATTTTAAGAGATAGATTAGAAGTTATAAAAGTAAAGGGATTTCAACTAAAAGAAAAAGTAAAAATATTAAAAGATTATATTATACCAAAAGAATTAAAAGAAATTGGATTGGATGAAAATGATATCATTTTTCCAGAAAAAATTATATCATTCATAATTCGTAAAATACGAAAAGAAGAGGGTATAAGAGAAGGAAAAAGAGCAATTCAAATCATAATTAGAAAAATCAATTTATTACAATATGTACATGATATTGAAAAAGGAGACAAAACATTTTCATATCATTCAAAAAATATAAAATTACCAATAACAATTACAGAAAAGTTAGTAAACAAATTATTAATTGAAGAAGAACGGCCAGCATTTTTAAATTTATACACCTAAATAAATTTGTCGTATTTTAATATATTCATCGTCATTTATTTTATTTTTTTGCTTTAAATAATTAATACTATCTACTAATTGTGTCAAAGTATCAGTTGTGTGTAAATGATTTTGTAATGGTAATTGTTTTCTATCAATACCTGTTTTTTCAAAACGAATATTATCTATTTCCCTTCTAGTTTTTTTCTTTAAAAAATCATTTACATATTCCATTGATTTTGCTCTAAATACAAAAAAAACAAGGTTTCCATCGTCAATATTTTCCTTCGAGCGTTTTCTGATAACTCTATCTTCATGGCGAGAATCTAATTTAAATAAATCTCGAAATTCTTGTAGTGTTATTTTAATTTTTTTTTTGAAAAAAATTTCAAAATGTTTTTCAACAATATAATCATATTGTTTATCTATCGGAAATAATAATAATAATCCATAATGTGTCATATTTTTAATATATATTATAAAATTTTATATTTTTTCAGGATAAAGAACTAAATTTAATCATATTTATCAATTATTACTAATATTACTCGTATATCACTTGAATCTTCATCCGAATAAATAGATTCATAATACTTGCTACGATCATATAATGCATTTATTTCTATATCATCATGAGTTGTCCAATTATTAGGATTACAATTATTCACATCACAAAAAGAATAATAATTCCCCATAATTTATTTATTAATAATGTCTACTGATAAATAAATTATGTCAATTTTAAAAAGTTTTTACATTGGAAAAGTTAAATTCCCCCAAGTATTAATAGGTACATTTATAAATGGATATTGTAAATGTTTATTACTATCAAAAAAATTTTTGAGTTTTTCGTAATCACAAAATCCATATTTTTTTTTCTTCTCTCTACGAACTCTGAAACTCCTATTTCTTAAAATTCTATTATAAAATTTAAAATGACAGAAACGAAATCCATTTATATCCATTGAATAATTTTTAATTAAATCATCATCGCCAGTACACCCGAATTGTTTATAATTATTATTATTTATTTTGATATTTAATCCTTTTATTTTCAAAATTTTTTCCTTATAAATGGGAACTAGACTCGATTCTAAGATAAAATCTAAATCACCATTTTGTCTGATATTCATGATTGGAAATAGTGCACTCTGTATGAGAGTGAATTTATCTTTTGGTATCCCAAGTTTTAATAATTTGTCTAAATGTTTAATCTTATATTCCATCACTTCTATATATATTACCTTTATATAAAGGCGGTGAATAAATATGTAAAGAAACTGCCTTATTATCGCCATTAATAATTTTGTGTAAACCAATATTATTATCTATATAAGAAACATTTCCTTCTTTATTTACAATTTGTTTAATAAATTTCACATCAGATGTAAATAAATGTTGATTTATTTGACCTTCTAATACTTTCATAATACACCCATTTGGTGCATGATCATGTATTGGACTTTTTTGATTATTATTCCAACAAATAACATAAATATCAAATAAATCATTAATATAAACTAAACTTCTTTTATAAGAAACATTACAAAATTTACAATATTTTTCCCAATCATTTCCATTATATTTTTGAACTATATGCAACGCAGTATCTAACTTTTTGCCAGATTTAAGATGTTCATCTACAGCGATTGATAGGCTTTTTAAATCAAATTCCATTCGAATGATATCTAAAACAGATATAATAATATTTACAAAGGTTATTTTGTTATTTCATTTTCAGACGTATTTTCATCTTTGGGATTGTAAAAATCATATAATTGTTGTTTAATTTTTTCTAATCGTTGAAACATTCCACTAAAAAAAGCTGGTAATATATCTGAATATGATATAGTTTCTGTATAAAAAAGATTTGTAATACTATCACACCATTCTTGTGTATCTCTATCATCAATTGGTGCCTGTAGCATTTTAAGATATTCGATTAACATCAAAGCAATACTATACACAGTCTTAACATCCATAGCCTTATGCGTGATCATTTGTTCTACAAGTTCTAAATCAAATTTACCATCAAATTCTTCTCTAATATCTTGACGATTTGGAATTAGTTGAAAAATCATATCTCTTACATCAGTTAATAATGATGTAATCATTGAAAAATCAGCATTTTCAATATCTTCTTTTAATTTATCCCAATAAGCCTTTTTCATAGTTTTTTCAATTTGTTCATAAACCTTATCATCAATCATAAGTTTTGGTGGTTGATAATTTTTGACAAATAATACAGCATCATTTCCATCAATCCGTTTAACATGTTTTAATATTTTTTTTATTTGTTTTTCTATTTCACTTCTCCATATTTTAATATCATCAGTTACTGGTTCTTGTTGATTTTTTGTAATTAGTGCCAATGTATCATTTAATTCATAATATGAATTAGCAAACGGTAGAAGAACTTTAATTACATCTCTTTTTTTCCATTTATCAAAAAAGACAATAAAATTATCCAACTCTATTTTAAATTCTTGAACTTTTACATCAGAGTTTACTTTATGTTCGTCATCATTTGTATAATTTAAAATATTATTGAATAATATTGATATCTTATTGGATAAATTTTTAAGTTGTAAATCATTAACGTCTTTAATTTCATTATTAAAAACATTATCTGGAAAACATACGACTACGTAGCATGTTAAAAATTTACGAACTAATAGATTTGATTTTCTAACATTTTCTAAATCAAAAAGTTTAGAAAAAAAATTACCAAAATCATTTAAAATAGATTTATTTCTAATAAATCTTGAAAAAGAATCAAATCCAAGCTTTCTGATTTTATCTACATTTAATAAATTCTCATATTTATGTAAATTTTCTAAGGTTCTTGTCAAAATTTGTGTTTTATTCGTTGTGTTCATTTTGAATTATTAATCTATTTATATATTTTTCTATTTTAATTTTTATTTATAAAATTATAAAAATTTACTTTTTATCTGAATCTATTATTAAATCTTTTATTGAATTAGATATTTCTTCAATGATAATTTCATCGTTTTGGGGAGAGCAAATAATAAATATTTCATGACTTTCTTTTTTGTTATCTTTTGTACCATCTTTTCGATTATCTCCAATACGAGTTTCCCCTTGACCATAAGTATATTGCCATTTAGGATATACTTGTTTATAATCTTTATACCATTCTCTGATAGTAGGACAATCATTATAAGTTACAAAAAATCCACCTTTATGTTTTTTTAATAAATCTCTCATAATTTCATGTTCAAAATTATTATGATGAATAGCAAAATTACAATTTGGATACATACCTTTAAACATTTTTGATTTA